GTGAGGTCGAGGACGACCGAGAGCGTGTGCTGGCCGACCTGCTGTGGGAATGGCTGAGTCGGGCCAAGGTTCTCGAAGACGGGGCCATGCCCGCCGTACGCAACCCGTATCTGCTGACCAACGGCAGCATCGTCTTCAAGTTCTCGACCGTCTGGAACCACATCAGCTTCGACTCGGATCGGTTCAAGCGGAGGGAGCTGTCGTCGTTGATCAAGAACCTCGGCGGCAAGGACACAATGATGGGCGGCGGGTCCGGCCGACGGCGATTCAAGGAGCTGGATGTCGAGACAATCACGCGGCTGAAAGCGATGGTCCGGCACGAGGATGGTTGATTAAAAGCGTTTTGCTATAGGGGGGACTGGGTAGGTACTTTTGCCGAAAGTTGGCGCACACGTCGTACACATTTGCGTAAACCCTTTAGTAGCAAAGTCATTGCGTGTTCACTTACTACAAAAACGTGTGGAACATACGGGCTTTTGTACGATCAAAAGCACTTTTCGTCACGCTGATCGCTGAGAAACGCGGTGAATTGTAGTGTACTTACACACTTTTCGTTTTTGCGGTCACTTCCGATTTTCTGAAACCATCGGTTCATTTTTTGAACCCTGTCTATTGATAACCGGCACAGATTGAGATATATTGACGGTGCAAGCAGAAAGGGGCGACATGACTAGTTATACAAAACCCACGAGTAGGCCGGTTTACCGGCAGCGGTTCCCTTTCCGCTTGCACTGCTCGTGGGTTTTTTGCGTTCAGTCAGGTGTCTGGGTAGGGGATTCATCGCAGACTTAATTCAACAAGCGACGGCCGCTTACGCTACACGAGCATGGCCGACGTGGCGTCGAGCCTGACTGTTTTTTGAAAGGGAGAGCGACGATGATTAAGGCAATCGAAACGAAGTACGCGGGATGTCGATTCCGCAGTCGGCTTGAAGCCCGATGGGCTGTGTTCTTTTCCGAACTAAACATCCCGTGGGAGTATGAGCCGGAGGGATTTCAGTTGGCCGATGGCGTCAGGTACCTACCGGATTTTAAGATCAAAACCCGATGGGGGGCTGTGTGGATTGAGATAAAGCCCCGCAGCTTCGAGCCTGCTTTTGTGCCACGAGTATATCTTGCAGGGAGAATCAAAGGCGACGACTGGAGGCGGTCCGTGTACGATGAGCACCGAATGAAGTGCTGCGGTCCGGATTTGACAGATAAGCACTATGTCGGACCGCACGGGAACTCTGGAAGTGAAACATCGTATCCCTCGATCTGCGATGTCGTAGCGGATAACACGTCCCGATTAAAGAGTGCCGATGCCGTGTTTGCTTGGATCGACGTACCGGACTGCTACGGAACGTTAGTAGAGATCGGACAAGCGGCGGCATATGCTGTCCCGGTGTTATTGGGGATTGACGAGAAGATTTACAGGGAGACCATGATCACTGACCACTACAACCACGAGCCGTTTGATCGATCCGACTTCTGGGTTTGCTCTACACTCGCGAGCCAGTTTGGTGTGTATGAGTGCGTCGATGCGGCTGCGGCGGCGTTCTTCTCAGCGGATCAGGAAGAAGCGAAGATGGCTGCTTTTGCCAAGGCGGGGAATCGGATAGTTGTTATGAGCGGCGACCCCGTGGACTGCGTAGCGGTGGAAATGCACTGCGATCATCGAACGGTTTTCGCTATCGCGGACGGGCAGTTCGGGCATGTTGGTGGTATGAACCACAAAGGTGACCACGCCGCGCGCGCGGCTGTTGCGGCACGCTCCGCACGGTTCGAGTTCGGGGAGTGTGGCTAATGACAATCAAGTCAGCACTGATCATCGGATCGGCGGGATCTGGCAAAACAACCCGCCTGCTCGACATCATGAGCCTATTGTTGGATCGCGGTACGTCACCGATGGATGTGGGCTTTGTATCGTTCACCAAGGTGGCCCGACGCGAAGCGTCAACCCGGGCGGCTGACCGTATGGGCGTAGCGGCTCACGAACTGGAGATCGACGGCTGGTTCAGAACTTTACACTCGTGCTGCTACCGGCTGCTGGGCATCCGCAAGGCTCAGATGATCGGCGATACGACCGAGGACAAAAAGTGGATCGAGGCGGCCATCGGCAAGCCGGTCAGCGGTGGGGGCGGTAGCGACGATGACGACGGCTACACGGTCGCGTCACAGCGAACTGAGTCAGATACCGCACTTGCCATCTGGTCGTCCGCACGCAGCCGACTGGTGCCCTTCTCGGACGCGTGGGCAATCACAGAGCAGACTGACCACAACACACCGAGCATGACTGAGTGCCGTCAGACCGTTGACGCCTACGAACAGGCGAAGCGACTGGACGGGCGGCTCGACTTCACCGACCTGCTGGGTCAGTACGCCGGAAAGGAATTCCGCTTCGACGGACACAATGACACCGAGCCTGTCGGTGAGATCCCGCAGTTGACCGCGTGGTTTTTAGACGAGGCACAGGATCAATCAGCGTTGATTGACCTCGTCGCACGGCGGCTGGTCAGCGACTCGCAGTTCTGCTACCTCGTCGGCGATCCCTTCCAAAGTGTATTTTCGTTCAGTGGGGCCGACCCGGCGTTGTTTCAGGCGTGGGACGTTCAGAAACGCGAGGTGCTGCGTCAGACGTATCGATGCCCCGCCCCGATAGTTGAGCTGGGCGAGGAGTGCATACGCGACTGTAGCGACTACTGGGACCGTGAGGTCATACCTGCGCCGCATCACGGCGAGATCGAGTCGGTGATGTACGCATCTGACTGGCCGTCGATGGTTGACCCGACCGAGTCGTGGTTGCTGCTCGCGCGTACGAACTACACCGCGCGTCGGTTAGGTAAGCGACTCGACGGCAATGGCATCCCGTGGGCGATGATGAAAGGCGGCAGCCGCTGGTCGGCACCGTCCCGCAACGCGGCTTGCCGGGCGATGCTCGAACTGCAGTACGGCGGCGTCATCACGATCACCGAGTGGCTCGACGTGCTGAAGCACTGCCCGTCGCGGACCGAGGGTAATAACCTGCTGGAGAACGGCACCAAGACACGCTGGAAGAAATACGACGGGCCGGTCACCGACCTGAATAACCTCGAAGGCATGGCGGCATGGGGTGCGACCGAGCAGTTCATCGCAGCGGTCAAGAAGTGCCAGTGGCGTTCGTGGATCAAGCAGGCCGACGAGTACGTCGAGGCGGTGACGCAGTGGGGCATGGGCATTGTCGAGAAGACCAACGTGATCGTCTCGACGATCCACGGGGCCAAGGGTGCGGAAGCCGATAACGTGGTGATCCTACCAACGACATCGCAGCAGGTGGCCGCGTCGCAGGACACGCAAGCCGGGGCTGACGAGGAAGCACGCATCGCGTATGTTGCAGTGACGCGAGCGAAGAAGCGGTTGATCATCGCACGCGAACCACGGGTCCAGCATCAGATGGGGGTTTGGGAATGATCACACGACATTTACTGATGCGAGACGTCCCGCACATCGTGCGGCTTGACGCGAGCGGCTACGACGAGGAGTCGCTCGTCAAGCGGCTACGCGGTCGGCACTGCGTCGGACGGGTCACTGTTGACGAGCACGACAACATCCCGACCGCGTTCGTTGTCTATGAGCTGACCGGCTCGTCAATTGAGATCGTCGGCATCTGTGCGGGCAACGAGGAGATCGACGGGCGGATGCTGATTGACGACATGATCAGCCGCCTGTTGACCAGCAGCAGAGAATACATTTCGATTGGCCTGCACGAGACCAACCTCGACGCTCAGTTGTTCTTCAAGGCGAGCGGGTTCCGTGCGGTCGCCATCGAGCCGGATATGTTCGGCGACGATGGAGCCGGGTATCAGTTCGTGTACGCCAAGTCGGCACCGTCGTCACGCGGCGTCGTTGAGTTTTACGCGGGGGGGAATCGGTAGGATGTGGAACAGACACGAAGTGCGACGTGACGAGCAGTGGGAGTATCGGTGCCGAGGCTGCGGGCAACTGCGGTTTCATGCGTTCCGCGAGAAGCCGACGCAGTGCGGAAACAGTAAGTGCGACTCGAAGACGCTGGCCGTCGGTCGGCCGGGTACGCTGAGCAGTGGGATGGGGAAGATGACATGAGGTTCCATCAGTACGTGTTGACGAAAAGCTTGAGCCGGAATCGTGAGGATGCCAAGAAGACGCTGGTGGAATACTACACGGACGTTGGCAACGGAAACAAACGAGGGCTACACTCTGATTTGTACGCAGCAGGGTGGTGCGAGGGCAGGTGGCTTTCCCACAACCGCCCGTTTTACAACGTGTATCCAGCGGTGGTGGACTGCCTCAGGAACACGAGTTTGGACCTGTCGATTGATCAAGTGACTACGGGCGGTGATTCGCTCGCGATATGTTTTGCGGACGGGAAAGAGGTCGTGTCCGACGACGACCTTGGGACGCGGGCGATGATTTTGGGCACACACAAGTTGCCGCCATCCGATACCGGCGGTACGGTGTGCATGTCGATCGCGACGTGGTCGTTTGCGTCTGACGGCGGCCCGATGCACGGGATATGGTCAGTGCGGCCGGACGACGGCGAGATGATCTCCGACTCAGTCGCTTGGCACGAGATCTCCCCCGGGTTTCGCGACTTGCTCAGCATCGCCATTGGTGTTTTGCTCTTGAGAAGCGACGAGCGTTTCACCGAGCCGATCCTGCTGCGAAAGGATCGGGGGAAGAAGTTCGCGTCGAAGGAAGACTACGACCGGGCTGTCGCACGTGCAAAGCGGCGCGGCAGTAATGGCATGACGATAGGGGCGGGCATGGAGAACTCACCGCACGTCAGGCGGCCGCACTTCGGCCTGCGGTGGACTGGGCCGGGATCAAAGATCGCAAAACTGGTTCCGATCAAAGGCTGTGTTGTGAAGCGTGACAAGTTGTATCCGATCCCGACGGGAAACGTCGGGGCGGTTGGTGTTAGTGAGACATGAACAGGAGTGACGACATGGCGTTGACTTATGATGAACAGCAGGCGAAGGACACGGCAGAGTACGAGTCGCACCGAGCGATGATGATTGAGACAAACCGGCAGCTAGAGATGAGTGGGTCTAACCCCGCGTTTTCGCCCAGTGCGAATGCCGAAGACTCTGGCATGTCGCTGAGAGATTATTACATCGGGCAGGCGTTGGCGGGAATTGACATCAGCGGAGGATTAGACTTCGGCACAGTTGCCGTATTCGCCGTTGATGCCGCAGACGCAGTGCTAAAAGTGAGAGCCGAAAAGGATGGCGGAAAAGCGAGGGCGGGCGAATAGAATCATCGTGCGTGAGCCGTGAGTGCGCTGGGAATGGGTCACTGGTTGGACTACGCCAAACCCCGGTCGAATCCGAAACGGCCGCTACATCCGCTCGCCTGTCGCAGGTGATGCCCTAACCACGGAGCGACGTTTTTATGAAAGAAAAGCAATGAAATGGCTGGTCAGATATTCGCAAAGCGTGGTGCCTGTTTCGATATTCTTCTCACCGTTTTTGGCAGTGCCGCTACTTGAGATCCCGTTCGGACGCAGCGCGATACTGTACGCCTCGGCGTGTCTGGTATCGGTGATCGGATCGGTCGGGTCGGCTGGCGCGATGGCATTTCTGATTTACGGCAACGGAACGTCAATCGTCCCCAGCCGATACCGGACGCTGAGAAACGCTTGGAAAGAGGCAGTGGACTGGTGACGCCCTAACCACGGAGCGACGTTTTTTGTTTACTCGAAAGGAACAACCGATGGAATACGAATACATGCATGAGCGGCCGCAGGTGCAGCGTAGCAGCAAGGCCGACGCGAACGCCAAGACGGTCGCGTACTTGAAGAACATCAGCAGCACGGCGACGCTGGTGAGGTGGGTCATCATCTGGCAGATTATCATCGCCGTGTCTGCGTTCATTATCATGGGGCTTGCGGGCACATGAACGAGTCAACGCTGATCAAGAACATTCTGACGATGGTCAAGGCGCGGCGGCAAGCCGGGGCGGCGATCAAGGCGATTAAGAACTGGGGCGGGCAATACACCGAAGCGGGGACGCCTGATATTTTTATTTGTGCTGACGGGCGGCTGTTCGCTGTCGAGGCGAAGGTGGGCAAGGGCAAGACGTCGCCGATTCAGGACAGGCGACTCGTCGAGTGGAAAGACGCCGGGGCTGTCGTCGGTGTCGTGCGGAGCGTGGCCGATGTTGAGGAGTTGCTTGACCGATGATATATCTGGCGTCACCGTATTCACATCCCGACTCTGACGTTCAGCGGTCGCGATTCCATCAGGTCTGCGTCGTCGCGGCGGAGATGATGGGGCGGGGCGAACAAGTATTCTCGCCCATCGCACACACTCACCCTATCGCCGAATGCGGTGACCTGCCGACTGGTTGGGCGTACTGGGAAGCGTTCGACCGATGGTACATCGAACGGTGCGATGAGGTAGTTGTGCTGATGCTCGACGGATGGAAAGACAGCCTCGGCGTCAAAGCAGAGATTAAACTTGCCATTGAACTGAACACGGCGGTACGGTATATCACAGGCAAGGAGCGACACACATGACGGCTAATCTTGACGCCATGTGACGGCGGGGGCGATAATCAAACCATGAGCACAAACGGGGAACACCCACCAGAACGCGACCCTGCCCCTGAAGGGGTAGGGGCGTTGTTTCAAGACGGACACAAAGCGAGCCGTGGTGACATACGGCACCTTCGATCCGACGCAAGACTTGCCGCAAAAATTCTCTCATGCGGTGCTGTTCCCGAAGAAAAGATGAGAGACCTCATGGCGGCGATGTTTGACATGGCTGTCCTTGAGATGACTAAAGTGGTCCCGAATGTTCGCAACCTGCTGGCACTGCTCCGCGTGTTCGAGGTCGGGGCCAAGCTGGAGCAGGACGAACGCAAGCTGGCGATAGCGGCCGAGCAAGGCGTCAACGTCAACGTCGATGTCGAAGTGGGCAGGCTGCCGGTGATCGAGGTGGTCGTCAAAAACCGCGAGGAAGTTCAGCAGTTCAGCGACATCCGCGACCAACTCGTCAAGACGCTGGAGCAACGACGGCTGCCATCAAACGGCAGCGAGTGAAAATTTTCCCCGCGCGACCCCCTACCCATACGATTTGGCTTGTATAGAAAAACGATGGCTGACGGCATCCCGCTACAGATTTACGAGAAGCAGGGCGACTTCCGCACGAGCACCGCACTGGTGCGTGGCTTCGCAGCGGGCATCGGTGCGGGTAAGACGTGGATCGGTGCGCTCGACCTGCTGAAGAAAGCCAAGGCGGGTCGGCACTACATGGTCATCGCGCCGACCTACGGCATGCTGCGAGACGCTGCGTGGCGGACGTTCCGCGAGGTCGCCGGGATGCTCGAACGCATCAAGCAAGAGCGACGCTCGTCACCGATGGAATCGGTCATCACGACGGAAGACGGCGGCGATGCCACGATACTGTTCCGCTCGGCTGACGAGCCGGAGCATCTTCGAGGGCCGAACCTGTCAGGCATCTGGATCGACGAATCGAGCATCGTCAGCGAGGAAGCGTACCTGATCGCACTCGGCCGCCTGCGTGAAGCGGGCGAGCTGGGCTGGCTGTCGATGACGTTCACGCCGAAGGGGCGAAGCCATTGGACGTATGGCATCTTCTACGACACGGTCGAGGGCGTGCCGGTAGCACGCGACGACGCTTATCTGGTGAACGCGTCAACGCTCGACAACCCGTTCGTCGATAAGGCGTTCTACGACTCGCTGATCAGCCGGTACAGCGAGCAGATGGCGAGCCAAGAGGTCGAGGGCAACTTCGTTGACATCGGGTCGGGCATCGTCTCTCGTGAGATGTTCGGCACGCCGTTGAGCATGACGCCGGATTGTATCCGCGTCTGTCGGGCGTGGGACAAGGCGGGCACCGCAGGCGGCAAGGGAGCATGCACCGCAGGCGTCAAGATTGGCCTGACCGTTGACGACCGCTACGTTGTGCTGAACGTCGTCAGAGGCCGCTGGAGTGCCATCGAGCGGGAACGTGAGATATTACGCACGGCCAACGCCGACGACCTGTTGCACGGCCACACGTGCACGATCATCGTTGAGCAAGAGCCGGGCAGCGGCGGCAAGGAATCAGCCGAGGCGACGATCCGCATGCTCGACGGGTTCGATGTGCAGCGGTTCATACCGGGCGGCAAGGGCAGCAAGATGGAGCGGGCCGACCCGTTCATCGCACAGGTGCAAGGCGGCAACGTCGGGCTGGTTCAGGGGGCGTGGAACCAAGACTACCTCGACGAGTGGGGCGCGTTCCCCGACGGGCTGATGGATCAGTGCGACAGCAGCGCGATGGCCCACAGCGTGCTATCTCGACGCGGGCAAGGGCTGACCGTCGAGCGGGACCTGTTCATCGACCTCGACGCACGCAAGGCGTTGCTCGGCGGCAAGCCAACGCCGGTGCACGAGATCATCGTCACTCGGGCGACGGCAACCCCGCCGTCCGACATGGCTGAGTTCATCAACGACATGGACGACTGAATGTACCAGAAGTCAAAACAATGCCGGGGCGACGATGATTCATTGCAGCAATCCACACGCACAATACCTGTCGCTGCGAGAGAAAATCGACGCAGCTATCCGGCGGCTTCTCGATAGCGGCTGGTACATTCTCGGCGATGAAGTTGCAGCTTTCGAGTCAGAGTTCGCTGAGTACATCGGCACCGAGTATGCTGTTGGCGTGGGCAGCGGAACCGAGGCAATCCACATCGCACTGGTTGCTTGCGGCGTCGGCGAGGGTGACGAGGTCATCACGGTGTCGCACACGGCAGTTGCGACTGTGGCCGCGATTGAACTGGCAGGGGCAACACCCGTGATGGTCGATGTTGATCCAGTCACGATGACGATGAATCCAGCGAAACTGCAATCGGCCATCGCGTCGCGCACGAAGGCCGTTCTGCCGGTTCATCTCTACGGCCAGTCGGCCGACATGGATGGGATTTGTGAAGTGGCATCTCGGCACGGCTTGCGGGTGATTGAAGATGCCAGTCAGGCGCACGGAGCAACATGGAAAGGTCGGCGTGTCGGCTCAATCGGCGACATCGGCTGTTTCAGCTTATATCCGACGAAGAATCTTGGGGGGCTGGGTGACGGCGGCATTGTGACGACGAACGATGCCAGTCTTGCGCAGCGGATGCGATCACTGCGAGAATATGGATGGGAGCGACGGTTTGTCAGCGAGCGGCCCGGTTGGAATACCCGACTCGACGAGATTCAGGCCGCCGTATTGCGCGTCAAGCTGCCGCTTCTTAATTGCTTCAATATATCGCGTCGCGACATCGCGGCACGATACGATGCGGGGCTGCGAGGCGTTCATCTGCCCGCACGAACCGACGGGCATGTCTTCCATCAGTATGCGATCCGAACGAACCGACGAGATGGGATTCTGAAGTTCCTGCGATCTCGCGGCGTCGGTGCCAGCGTGCATTATCCTGTGCCCGTCCATCGGCAACCGGCGTATGCGGGGCGGCTACGTGGATCGGACGAACTGCCGGAGACTGAGCGAATTGCCGGTGAAATCTTATCGCTGCCGATTTACCCCGAACTGAACATTGACGATCAGCAGCGGGTGATCGATGCCGTGCTCGCGTTCCGTGAGTAATGGACGACTGACATGATGTACCAGAGGTCGAAGCACTGCCGCCAGTGCGGGCAACGGATGCTGTTCACGCGGACGATCCCCAAGGTGGGGTGGCTGATGGTCTGCCTGACGCTCGGCGGCTGGTTGATTCTGCGTATGCTGCTCAAGCCCGCGTGGCGATGTGCGACGTGCGGGGGCAGATAGGCTAAAGTTCTGGCACACGCTGTGCCGATAACACTGATATGGCAGGGCGAAATATATTTCCGAAAAATCTCGGAATAGCACAGTTTGTGTTTGACACATGCACACAATCTGTGCTATCTTACTCTTATCAGGAAACACAAACAAGGAAACGAAACGATGACCAGCACGACACAGATTTTTATCTCACCTGACGCAAAGCCTTACGACCGCCTGAACAATCCCGAAAGCATCATCGTCCGCGACACGTTTGAGAACATCCGGTCGATGTGCGATGAGCTGCGAGAACGCGGGATCAACTTTGACGCAGGCAACTTCTCAGACTGGCAGGGCGAGACGATCACGGTTTCTGAACTTCTTGAAACCCTTTAATCGAGAACGAAACGATGAAACTCAAAGAATGCAGCCGATGTAAAGGCAAGGGTTTCGGGACTTGGGCACCGCAGATGGGCGTCTGCTACAAGTGCAACGGAGCGGGAAAAGTTGAAGTTCTGACCAAGCGAGAAAAGATCGAGCGACGCATCGCTGACCTGAAGAAGCACCGCACCGAAGTCGAGAATATCGGAAACGAATTCAAGGCAGCAATCGAAAGCGCATCCCCGAAGCGGGTTGCATTTCGGAATAATTACACAGAGCAGCTTGAGCGACGACGCGAGCAGTGGAAGCAGCAGACCGCAGAAATCAACAAACTAGAAGCCACACTGTAACGGGGAGCGGAACGATGACCACCTGCCAGCGATGCAACCGAACAACGCACCAGCGACGCACACGCTGCAGCCGCTGCGGACGGTTGTGCTGCGGTCCTTGCACGAATCACTGGCGTCCAACCAACCAGCGAGGCGGGCCGTGTAGCGGCAATTGCCGAGACTGCAACGACGGAAACACAAGGAGCGACGAGCGATGAAACGACCGAAGTGCAAAATCCCCGCGTGCAAATCGCACACGACTCACGACTGCATCCAATGCGGTAAGCCTGTCTGTATGCATCACGCTGGCTGTTGGACGAAACACCCAACGTGCTGGAAATGCCAGCGGGCAAGTAACGTACTGGCACACACAAACAAGGAAACGAAACGATGATGACAAGAACGAAAACGATTGAGCATCTATTGACGGACAAGACTGCCCAGCGTTTTGCAGAGCTGGTGTCGTTTGAGTCGTTGGATTTTTGCCCGCTAGATGAACGAGTGGGCGCATGGGCTGCGGTCAAGACGGTCGCTTTGCGAACGCAAGATGAAAACCAGCTAAACGCTTGGTGGCGATGGGTCACGCCCGACGCCGCTTGGAAAACATCGCAGGCATTGATGGACTTCGCAGACTGGAAGATTGCCGACATCCGCGATTACCAAAAAACGGGAGCGGCGAAACGATGACGCGACACCAGAAACACGTCATGTCCCAACTGCTCGACGGCAGACACATCTCGTACGAACTTGCGGGCTTCTTTTTCGACAACCGGAAGCTGCGAGACGAAACGATTGCCGCACTGGTCGAAACCGGCGAGCTGTCGCGGGTCGATGTCAGCGGGCGTCACCTTCAAATGACGCTGATCGTCCATCGGTCCAAGGTGGCCGACGTCGTCAAGGGCAGGCCGCTCAAGAAGCTGGTTGAACCGTTCCGCCTGTAGTGTCCAGCGTCGCCGCATCCTCAACCGGCTATCGACACTGACGCGACGTGCGGAGCCAACCAACATTGACGCCCCGCCCCGCCGCATGGTAAGAACAACACATCATGTGGCGTTTTCTCTTGGGGCTTATCGAGCGGAAAGCCGAATCAGCGGAAGTCGGCGGCCTGCGATCTGAAGTGCGACGACTTGAAAATCAACTGGCTGATTACAAGTACGTCACCGTTCCGGCCCTGCAACGCGAGTTGGAACTGGAAAAGAAGATCACCGCAATGCAGGCCGACCGCATCGAACTCGGCACACGCCGCGTCGAAGCAGAGCTGGCCGTCGTCGCTGGGGAGATCGCAAACGGGAGGCCGCATTGACAGCACTTAACCGAGCACACGACAAGGCCGAGCGGCTGATTGAGAACGCCCGCTCACGAAAAGACGACGGCGGGTCTGCCGTGTCGTCGCTCGCAGCGGGCAGCACCGGCGGCCAGTCGTTCGGCGAAGATCGATCCGCCCAATCAGCGAAAGCACAATACGACCGTAACACGTCGTGGACATATGCGGCCGTTCGACCAATTATGAACCGCGTGGCGGCTCAGCCTGTTCGTGTCGCTCGCATCGTCTCGAAGGATGACAAGGGAGCCATGTCGCGGCGGCAGTTGTCTGCGGTGCCGCAAGGCGTCAAGGATTACGCGGCCAAGACGTTCATGGTGCCGAACTCATCATCGCTTGAGATACTCGACCAGCACCCGTTCCTCGACGCCATCCACGACCCCAACGGGATGATGACACGCTACTCTCTGATGGCTACGCTGGCGGCCAGCCTGCAACTGGCGGGCAAGAGCTACTGGTGGATCACCAAGAGCGCACGGCACGAGGCGAGGAACGACATCTGGTCGCTGCCCGCTCACTGGGTCACGCCGAACCACACAAGCGGGTTCCGCGCTGGCTGGACGGTTAAGCCATCCGGCTCGCAGGACTCGTTCGTCGTCAACGGAGACTCGATGGCGTTCTTCAATTACCCGAAGGTCAGCGATCCGTTCGGCAGTTACTCGCCCGTCGAAGCTGGTGCACGCGACATCCTGATCAACGAGGCGTTGAAGGAATCGCAGCATCGCAGCTTCTCGAACGACATCGTGCCGGGCCTTGCGATCACGCTTGGTGATACGGCAATCGGAGCCGACGGCAAGAAGGCGAAGCCGATGGCCGAGGAGCATCAGATTGCGCAGCTCGAATCACGCATCAACCAGCTCTATCGCGGGCCGGGCAACTCACGCAAGTTCATCCTGCTGGACAGGCTGATTGACAACGTCGAGCGGATCAGCACCAACCCGAACGAGATGGATTACCAAGACAGCGGCAAGATGGCGAAGAAAGCCATCATGCAGATATTCGGTGTCAACGAGATTATCGCGGGCGAGATCGAGGGCGCGAACCGTGCGTCGGCCGTTGTCGCTGACGACAACTTCCTCGCCAATGTGATCAACCCGTTGCTGTCGCTCATCACGGAGATTCTGAACAAGACCGTGCTGCCGCTCTACAAGCGGGGCGAAGAAAACATTGTTGCTTGGGTCGAGGAAGGCACAGCGACCGACCCGACCGAGCGGCGGGCTGATTGGCAACTGGGCTACACGATGCGGGCTGTGACTCGCGACGAGTACCGAGCCGACGTACTCGGCCTGCCACCGCTGCCCAACGAGACGGGCAATTCGTTTGTGATGGGCATGGGTGAGATCATCCAGCCAGCGGGCGACGACCTGACGCCCGAGCCGCTGCCCGAACCGGCGAGCGGCGACGATGAGGATGACCTCGGCAAGTCGATCACCAAGACTGCGATGATCGAGGAACGTCCCGCTGCACCGCCGATGACGTTTAATCTGTCGATGCCGCCGACGACAAACACGGTCAACGTGCAGCCGCCTGAGATCAAAGCGGGCGACGTGACGATTCACCCGACGCATGTGATCGAGGCAGCGAAGACCGAGCCGCCTATCGTCAACGTGACGACGCCTGAAGTCATCGTGCAGCCGAGCGACGTCAAGCAACCGACAATCGATGTCAACGTGGCCCCGTCTGAAGTGACCATCGAGCCGACGTTCAACGTCAATCCGACGCCGGTCGAGGCACCGAGTCAGAAGCCGAAGGGAATAATCTTCGAGCGTGACAACCGGGGCAACATCATCGGCGATGATACTCGCACAGAGGAATAGTCGCGACCATGGTTGCCCTATTACTAGCGGCTGAATGTTGACGATCAAACGGAAACACTTCGCAAAGTTCTCGGCGGTCATACGCGACCGATACCATTCCGCGTTCTTGAAGCTGCACGACCGCAGCGAGCGGAGTACGGCGAACGACTTGGCCCGATACTTCAAGCTGCAAGAGCAGGACATCCAGCGGCGGCTGCGCGAGCAGGGGTTGCCGATCACTGCCGAGATGCTGTTCGACCCGCAGATGTGGGAAGACCGGCTCAAAGAACTGATGCGGCTGCACCTGTACCGGGCGGCGTATGCCGGGGCGATCCTTGAGTTGAAAGCGTTCGGCAAGTCGGCGATGATGCTGACCAAGCGGGACGAGTTCGAGCTGGAGACCGACGAGGGTGCCATCGACGACATTCTGGTTGACCTGCCGCCGCAGGTTCAGGTTGCCATTCGCGACGCGACGACCGAGACGCTGGCGCAACCGTACTGGGGCAACATCAACGCGACGACGGCATCGCGGCTGACGAACACGATCTCGTCGTCACTGGACGCCGGGCTGAACGCGGTGCAGATGTCCGGTGCGATCCGCGATGTGCTTGGCACCGGCACATCGAGGGCACGCGCCGTGATGGTTGCTCGCACCGAGGTGACCGGGGCGTTGAACGCGGGCGTTCACTCGGTTCAGCAGACGCTACAAGGCGAAGGGCTGGTCACGGGTAAGGAGTGGCTGGCGACGGTTGACAGCTTCACTCGCGACTCGCACAACGATGCGAGCAGTCAGCAGGTCGCGGTCAACGACAAGTTCATGGTCGGCGGCTGGGCGACGCCGTATCCCGGCCATCACTCGCTGCCCGCAGCGGAGCGTGTAAACTGTAGATGTACTACAATTAGTGTCACTATCGTTGACGATGACCAGCCGCCGCGACCGCTTGCCCCGTCGGTTCAGGAACCGCCGAAGCTGCCACCTGTTGCACCGAAGCCGCCGAAGCCAGCAGTCGTTGCGCCGCCCGTACCGAAGCCGAAGCCACGCCCGAAGCCGAAGCCGGTCGTCGCCCCGCCGACACCAGCGACTATTTCCAACGCGACGCCTCGCACAGACTCGCTGGCCCCGCGATTCCAGAGCGAGAAAGAGGCGAAGCAGTGGCTCAAGGACAATCACTTCGACAGCGTGCGACTGGGCAGGGGCATGTCGAAAGACCAGCTACAGGATGTTGCCGACGGTACTAGCCGCGTGCTTGGGCACAACGGCAACCGCGTGTCGCTGGTCGGGACGCATACGTCGAGGTCGTCTCTCGCGTACTACGAGCACACGCCGAGGCCAAGCGGCGGCGCTTACAAAAACGACGTGATGAAGGTTCAGACTGCTTACTCAAAAGACCCTATCGGTAACGCGGCGAGGGAACGGGCAGTTTTTGCCGAGCGGAAGGCGAGGACTATTGCGAACGCAGACAAGCACTCGGCGGATCAGTCGGTCGATCCGGCAGTGCGAAAAAAGATGGAGCAGAAGCGAGAGAACGCGCTGGCGACCGAGCGATGGACTGTCGCATCAGACTCAAAGAACCCGCTCGCCGCGACGTTCTCTCACGAGTCTGGGCATACGATAATGGCGCAAGGCATTGACAGCAAAACGGGGATGACAATCAGATCGAAGTTCGACGAGAGAATGCTCATAGCGGAGAACTTGGGCCATGTCACGAAGCAGCACAAGTTCTCCGTATCTGCTTATGGGGCAACGTCGAACAGCGAGATGTTCGCAGAGGTGACGTCGGCCATCGCTGACGGCCGACCGCATCTTGTGCCAAAGGGGATTCTCGATGTGTATAATGCAACGCTGGAAAACTACTCGATTGTAAAGTGAGCCACCATGCCGTCGTCCGACCAGTGCATCTCGTGCAAGCATTACACGGGGTCGCACGAGTGCCGAGCCTACCCCGACGGGATACCGCAGGAGATAATGACCGGCCTGCACGATCACACCAAACCGTTCAAAGGTGACAACGGAATCAGGTGGGAAGAATTCGACCCGAACGAGCCGGACGAAGATGAATAACACCATCGACCTCGACGACCTGCCGAACGCAAAAGCGGTGGTGATGAACCGCGCTCGACGGCTCGCTGCACATACTCTGCTTGACAAAATGCTAGACAGTGTTGATGATGTGCGAGACGAGTTCGGTGCTGTCGTTGTTGAGATGCAATACAAAGACGGGCATTTCCAGCGAGTGAAGACCCGACACGAACGAACATACTAGCGGGCAGCTAGGAAGAACCAGAGCCCGCATCGGTGACCTGTCGCTCCTCCGCGACGTGTCATGGGTGCGGGTTTTATTTTTTGGAGTGACCCGATGGCGAAGAAAAAAGCGGTCAGGAAGAAAGCCGCGGCGAAGCCAGCGGTACAGAAAAAAGCCGCGCCGGAACCAGCCGTCGCGGCACAAGCGGTTGATGCCCCGACCGCTGTGGTGGCTCCACCCGTTGCGGTTGTTCCGGCCGGTCTGACACGTTCACGCGGGCGAACGTCCCGCAGATACGGGAATTGACATGACGCAAGAAATCATCGACGCCCTGTCTTCAGGCGGAATCAGCACGGCTGACCAATACTTCCGGTCAGTCGAGATGTGCTTCGACGGCGGCTTCTGCCCGGTCAAGATGTTCCCCGATGCGCCGCAAGGTGCGTGGGCTGACATGATCAAGGAAGCTGAGTCACGCCTCGTCTACAGCAACGCCGACATGGGCGTTGACGAGTTCCGCAAAGAAGGCCCGGCAGGTCTTACGGCCGGTGCCGTCGCCGACCTCGACATCATCGTCACATCGACACGCAAAGACCGTGACGGCGACGTGCTGGAAACGGCAGGCGCGAAGCTGGACGCCAAGGCACCGCTGTTGTTTCACCACATCCCGATGGAACCTATCGGCAAATTGATCACAGAGCTGGGCCGCAACAGCACGCAACTGCGAGCCAAGGTGTCGATCATCGACACGGAGACAGGCCGCGACGCGGCTCAGTTGGTCGAGTTCGGTGCGTTGCGAATCAGCCACGGGTTTCGCCCGCTCAAGTTCAAGCCGCTGGACAGCAAGAACGACGGCATGGCTCCCGGCTGGCACATCACCGAATATGAGATCATGGAGGTCAGCCTTGTCACCGTACCGTCGAACGTCGATGCCGTGATCACCGCGTTCAGTCGCGGCAAGCTGCACAGCCCGCTGATCAAAGGCATGGCGAAGCACGAGTTCGACGCCCGGCCCGTTCAGGGCATCGGGTTCACGCATTCGCAGAGCCTGCCCGGCGGCCACAAGATGAGCTGGACCGCCCCGACAATTGACGATCTACGAAAGGCCATCGACATGACGCTTGAAGAAAAGATGCCCACTGGCGGGTCGCAAGGAACACCGATAGCACCAATCGTTCCGGTCCCGCCCGTCGCACCCGTCCCCGCTGGCGGCGGATCGCGGCCACCGGGCAAGGCATCCGCCTGCGGATGCGAAGCGTCTTCGACGACAACCTCGACCGATTATGAGATGAACGACGACGGGGACTTCACTGAGAAGGACTTCACCGGCACGACTGGCGAGACGGCCGACCACAGCCACAGCGTCAAGCTGGACGACGACGGCAACGGCAAGACCGGAGCGGCCAACGGGCACGGCCACGACGTCACCGAGTTCGAAGTAATGGAAGCCAACGGACACACGCACGAGCTGACGAAGGACGGGCTTGACGAGAAGGCAGATGTTGTCGTCGAGCCGAAGACAATTGAGGAAACGATTGCCGATTATCTGAGCCTGCATCCGGCAGACGCGGACGAGATTATCGAGCAAGTCAAAACGATTCAACGTGAGCAAGAAGCGAGCGAAATGCTCGAACTCTTGGGTTTGTAGTCTGGACGTATCTGGACATTCTTTTTTGGGAGAAGGTGACATGAAGATCACCGCTGCACTTCGGTCGTACCTGACCGAAAAACATGGAATGGCTGTCGATGCGTCCGACGACGTCGCCGCAGCCAAGGCAGGCGAAGCACTCGCCACAAGTGAATTGACTCTGGAGAAGCTGACCGAGTTGTCGGCTGAACCGAAGTCAGCCGAAGACCGTCTCGCCGACATGGTTGGCAACGCGGTCAGCAAGGCAGTCGATGCTGCGATGGAGAAGGCCAAGCCGGTCGTCGCTATGAGCACCGTCGATGAGTCGTTCAACGTGAACGACAACCTGCCGAAGGGCGATCCCGACCCGAACGAAGTGTTTAAAGCTGCGGCCGATCACTCGGCCCAGAACGAACACATCCGGGTCAAGAAAGCCAGCGAACGGTACAGCGGCACGAAGACCGTGCTGAAGTACGACTCGCAGGACAAGTGGAACCGCAAAGGGAACGACGTTGTCTTCCTTGAGCGTGGTCGCGAGCGAACCATCGACGACCTGTCCGAGCAGGAATGGGCCAAGATGTCAGCGTGGCTGATGTGGTCGTTCCGCAAGGCCGGGCTGAAAGGCATCACCGAGGCGGTGCCGTCTGACATGTGGGAGCACTTCGGCCAACTGGTCAAGGAGATCACGCACGAAGACACGTTCGTCGGGCAGTTCGACGCACACGACACGAAGGGCGGCCACTACAAGCTGTCCGACTTCCAACGCAAGACGGTTCTCGACGAGTCGGGTACGTCGGGCGGTGGCAACGCTGTCCCTGAGTGGTTCGACACGGCGATCATCCGAACGCCGCTGCTCCACGGCGAGCTGTTCCCGTATGTTGACGTTGTGCCGGTGGCACGCGGCGGCGCGGCTGACAGTGCGTCAATCGGAACCCCGACGTTCGTTTCGACTGCGTCTGGTTCCAGCGTTGCTGAATTCTCGACGAGTTCGTTTGTCGCTGCGTTCGACACATCGTTCTTCCCGATGACGTGCGCGATTACGTTCGGCTTGGACTTCCTGTCCGACGCCGTTCCGAACTTCGCACAGCTGGTCGCTGACCAGATCGGACAAGAGCACCTGCGGTGGCTCGATGAGCAGATCGCAATCGGTGACGGCACGACAGAGCCGCAGGGCATCTTCGTCGCGTCGAACACCGCTGTATCAGGGATAACGAATACGTTCAGCACGCTGACGTACAACGACATTCTCGAAATCCTGTTCACGATCAACAAGGCACATCGCCTTGCGTTCGGCGGGCAGAACACGCGGCTCGTGATGAACGATGCGCAGTACAAGGAACTGCTGCAAATCAGCGTCAACAGCGAAGCAAACCACCCGACCTTCGGCGTCAACGCGGCGAAGGATTACATGATCGCTGGCTACCCGGTTTCGGTCGAGGGTAACATCTCGAACGGTAACCTTGGGCTATGCAACCTGAAGGGCTATCGACTATACCGACGGCAGGGGTTGCAGTTCCAAGTTGAGACAGGCGGCAAGACGCTGATGCTCGACAACGAACAGTTGCTCTTGGCCCGCGCCCGATACGGCGGTTCCCTGACTCTGTCCGGCTACATGGCCGAACTGACTTCCTAGGAACCCCAATTGCAAGAGTTTCGTCGCTCTTTCGAGGCAGCGGGCCGGTCGGGTTACACCGGCTTGGCCCGCTGTTTTTTTGGGCTGCGAACAACAACACGAACACGGGAGACAACACGAATGGCGACGACTCAGATTCACGACGGCGAAGTGGTCATCGAGGTACAGCACACCAAGGACACCTACGTCAGTTTCCACCCCGCCAACGAGCTGCTCCGCAGCCGCTGGTATCCCAAGATGATCGGCCTGCGAGCACCGGACGCATACACGGACCTGCCGATTGAGGGCATCCCCGGCCAGCGTGTGCATCTCGACGAGAAGAACCGCACCGCCCGCATCACAGACCCGCTGGCCGACGATGGGAATCTCGCCCGATGGGAACACGTCAAGCGGTGCGACAATGCTCTGCGAGCCGCACGCAAGTCGCCGGTGCTGAACGAGCACACGACGCCGTGCCGCGAGAAGCGATTCGAGCGGCTGACCGACGAGGACATCATCACGTGGAAATACTGGATGCGTCAGATGGTTGACGGCAAGCGGGACTTCGCGTCGCACTACAAGAATGCGGACGTGCCGATTGAGGTCAAGTCACACGCTGAGTTGCTGCAAGGCACGTTGCCGTCGCAGGTCGAGTTGATCAAGACGGGCAAGGTGCGTCAGCCGAGTTACAGACGCGGAAACATGATGGACCGGAGCGACAAATTTGTCATACCGGAACCCGAGTTGATCGCAATGGCCGAGGCCGATGAGGCGAGATAGTGCAGGTCGGACTGGTATATCAGGACCGCAAGCGGTGGCCGAAATTCGTGTGGGTGCATCAGGCACTTGAACGACTCGGCCACAGCGTGGTTCGCTGTACGTCGATTGCCGACGTACAGTCGGCCAACGGGGCCGTCGATCTGCTTCTGTTCGAGCAGCGCAACGCCGGGCTGTGCGAGTTTGATCTGCTGAAGATCGGGAAGCACCCCGACACCGTCTGGGCGCAGTGGTGGTTCGACCTGCTGTCGCGTGACGAAGGACATCTCGAAAAGGCGTTCGGCCCGATCATGCAGAAGATGGACGTGCTATTCACGAAGGGCGGCGACCTATTCGCGGGACACGGTGTCGCTGACCGCCGATACCTCGACCAAGGCTGCCCGTCGGACATGCCGCAGTGCGAGCATCACGACGAGCCGGAGTTCGACGCGATGATCGTCGGCTCGATGACGAAACATTATCTCGACCGACAGATCGCCGCCCACATGCTCACCGGCGCAGGGCTGCGGGTGGCGGTCATCGGCGGTATGGGGATCATCCCTCGCGGAGTCGAGAATATCGGATGGGTCGATCCGCTCGACATGTCTGCACACTTCTCGCGTGCCGCGGTCGTGATTCATAGCGACATCACGAACGATGTGGCGGGCTATCGGTCCGACGCGTTCTGGCTTAAAATGGGTGCAGGTGCGTGCGTCGTCGCTCAGGAAGGCGCGGGGAACATTCAATCGGTTAGGCAGGATGTCGCTTACCTGACCTACAGCGAGCCGCTGGGTTTGCTGGCGGCGGTCAAAGAGCTGCGACGCGATGCCGCAATGCGACGCAGGGTCGGCGAGAACGCTCGGCGGTACACGATGGCGAGCCGAACCTACGAAACACAATGTGCGGAGTTGATCGACGATGTTGAGCGGATCAAAAGACAACAAGCTGTGCCGAACCTGTCTCGGTAAGAAAGTTGTGTTCGTCAAGGACGCGACCGGCCAGAAATCAATGCGCGGATGCCCGTCATGCGGCGGCACCGGCAACGCGGGGCTGAAAACGAAGTGACTGAGAAACGACGAATGAGGGCAAAAAGACGGCACCACTACGAGCGAATCAAGCGGAATCGAAGAGGCTATTGGTACGGTAGCTGTGAGGGAATGACTCTGACGCCGCGACACGCGGGCATCATATCAAGAACGCCTCACGTCTGCTCGAAGCGGTGCTGTGGAAACCCGCGACGTCACGAACGTCAAGTAACAAGACAGGAACAGAAGGCGACAGCGGAATGAAACAGTTCATAGCAGCAGCCATCATGCTCTGCGCATCCGTGGCACAGGCGTCACCGCAAGAGGCAACGGGCACCATTGGGGGCGGCTGCTCCTGCGTGGTGATCTCGCCCGATGGGTACGTGCTGACGGCAGAGCATTGCGGCGCGAAAGACG